TTACTATCTTTGCCATTTCAGTGTCTTCAATATCAGACTCCTCAAGCCAACGATTGAGCAATGCCCTATGCTCGTTTTTAAACTGCTGATGGGGTGTCAGTTTCGGCATTATCTAACGCCTCCAATATTCTAGTCAGTCCTGCAATCTCTCCCGATAAACGGGCAAGCTTTTGCGGATTGTCCACATGAGTATAGTCCTGAAAATCAACCAGGCACATATCCCTCTGTTCTTTAATAAAGTCCTTAATCACTACCCACTCGGTTTGTTCACCGAGTCCGGCAACTGCATCTCCTAATGTCATTTTTTCCTTCTTACGGGTTTTACTCTTCTGCCCATCCCTACCTTCGATTTCTCAGCCTTTTTCCGTTTCAGTTGGCTTTTACTCATCTCCGATTTGGTCTTGGGTGTTTTACTCGAAACTCTTTTGGTTGGCCGGCAGTATTCATTCGACTTACCCTGACCGCATGGTTTGCCGGTCCGTGTATCCTGCCATTTCTCAGCATCCCATCGTTTCAACGATGTACCCTTGGCAGTCTTGCGAACCTGTCCCTTCGACTTCCGGCACTTGGCAATCTGTTGCGATGCTCGAGCACTCGGGAATACCTTTACCCGAGCCTTTACCTTTTTATAACAAGCGTCCTTTGGCATATTACCACTTTTTGCAGGACCAGTATCCTGCTGTTAGCTTTGATTTCTTCTGATCGCACTTATGCCTAGCTCGAAAGGATTTACGGGCATCAGGATTAGATTTACGAATCTTCATGTTTGCATCCCCGTAACGAATTGTCCTTGTCTTGCCATTCTCCGAGGCAAGTACGACAAATTTCTTCTTACCATAACCAGGTTCACCCTTTCGGATGCGTCTAGGGGAGTTGACCTTACTTGGTTTTCCGTTTGCCATACTTTACTTTTTTACCGGTCTTTTTGGCATAAGATTTAGCTTGTGCCATACCTTTGGGGGTGTAACTGAATTTCTTTTTTCCTACTCCTGGCATAATATCTTCCTTTCGATTAACCGGCTACTGATGTGCCTGGTACATTGCCGGGGGCAGTACCTAATTGACCAATCCTGGCGTTCATTTGTTGCTGTTGCTGAAATTCTAACTGACCAGCATAGGTCTGAAGTCTCTTCGCAAAGTTTTCATCGGATTGCAGGCGTTCCTGCACATCGGTCGCCGGTATTGCTTCGCTTCCCTGTATATACGATTGTAATACCTGAAGCCTAAGTTGTGGATTCGCTCCATTTTCAGGGGCGTTAACAACCTGACCCGATGCAATCTTTGCGATGTCATTCGATGTTTCAATAATCTCCTTTGTGGTAGCCTCCTGCGATGGCATGATTAACTGATTGGCAAGGTTCGGATCAATCGCCTCAATCACCTTGCGAAGATAAATGTCAAATCTGCTCACGCCCTGACGATCATAGGTTGCCATTAACTTACCTATCGTATCCAACTTCTGAAGAACCTTCTCCTCATCCTGGTTCATGCTGTTCCAGGTGATATTAAAATCATACACTTCAGCAGTCTCATCCATCATAAGCATTGCTCCCTGCTCATTGTTGGTAACCCGAAACCATATCTGCGGTCCGCCATATGTGCGATCCAAGCACCATATGCGATTCAATACCTGCTTCCATCCCTCAAGCCAACGATTGACCAGGTTCTGGCGAATACTGTTTGCCTCCACTGCATCGTCAGGTCCAGTCGGCCTTCCCGTTAGCTTATCTGCCAACTGGCGAATCTGCATCTCCACTTCCATGCTCGCGTTCGAATAACGGGGGATCTCCATGAATCCAACCTCTCCACGCCTTCTAACGGCCAAGTGAGCACCCGGCCCAAGACGCTCCGGGCGGCGGCCAATTTGGAACTCAACAGGTGGCATCGTACTCATGGATGCCCTGTCTCTCCTTGCATCCATCTCTGTCTTTACTGCCAATTGATAACTCTTCAGCAGTTCAGGATATCCACGCGAATCAAGCAATCTATGATTGAGGCATTCCCTCGTAATCGCCACAAAGGGATATCTCCCCTCATCATACTCCATAGGACTGTGAAACCCATGCCCTTCCGCTTCATCCGCCCAGCAGGTAATCGTGCATATAGGCACATCGTCCTCGTCCAGTTCCTTACGATATGTCGTGATTACCCGAACCATACCCTCGTAATCCTGCTGGCCATAAAAGTTGCCGGTATCATACGACATGAGATCCGTTGAGTAACTCTCCTCCGAATAAAATCCTTTGGAGTTTTCAATCAATTCCTCGATCCATTCCTTATCCCATCCCTCATTCACCTTTTGCATCAGTGCTTCGGGGCTGTAGTAATGGATACAGTGAATGCTCCTGGCGGATTCCAAATCGATCACATTCGAATCAATAATGATCTCCCGTCCCAACTCATATGCCTTGACCGCAGGACGATTTACTACTGCCTTCTCTGTTGGAACCTTTGAAACTCCTTTGTTGCGAAGCTCGTTTAACATCTTACGAACCCGCTTCTTTTTCAGATTAGGAAACAATGGAAAGAACATCTCCTCAACTCCCTCCTTCATCTCGGGATCTTCAATCGCCATAGCCAGTTCAGGCGACATCTGTGCAATCTCCTCGAGCGATATGTCTCTAAATACCCGAGTTGTCTCCCTCTTCCAGTATGTACCAAAAAATGTTATTCCATTCTGCAATAAATAATTAGCACCGATAGCCGCTTCCCTCTGTAACTCAGTCATCGATCCCATCCGCCACTTCAAAAATTCACTTACCATCTTGGCAGATGCAATATCTCCACTTTCCACGGGAGCCGCCACCAGGTTAGCCTGTGAAAGCGATTGCGACAGCAAAGCCACATCCCCGTCAATCAACGGGTTCACAAGGTTTGGTTCTAAATCGGAACTCCCATCCCAGGGAAATGCTTCAGGTCCATTCTTCTTGCCCGATTCATCCTTTCCTGCCCACTCATTAAAACGACACTCCCTCGCCTGCTCCGCCTTATCCATCCAAAAAGACAGATTTGCCCTCGCCTCATTGAACTCATGTTTGATCGAATCTACATCCGGCCCCTTCTCGTCAAACTCCTGTACTTCTAATCCACTACTTTCCATTTTTAACTCCCAATTCTAACATATGTTTTTTAAAATTACTCAGGGCAGATTTCTCTATCCTTCGCATCGTCTCAAACCCTACTCCCACAAAGTCCGCCATCTCCTGAATCGTGTAAATCCTGCACTCCCGATCCTCCTCAAATGCAGATAATCCCTCCTCCACAACCAACTCCCGTAGCATCAAATCAATCCGCTTATCCTGCTGTTCAGGCGATTCGATACAGATCATCGTCTCCCTCGACCTTTTTGACATATACCTCCGACTTTGGCGGGTGATTATCCTCGGGCTTCTTAACGCACCTAAATACTCCCTCCCGATCATCAAAATAGATAAGCATTAACCGAGCATTCGGAACCAGCTTCAGCACCCTCGCCGTCTCCACCTGCTTCTGCGGGGCTTCAGGTAATCCCACCTTCCCATCCGAATCCTCCTTCCATATGCCTATGCAGGTCGAACGGGGGATTCCCAACTCCTTGCTTATCTTCGGCCAACTCGTACCCGCCTTCCGTAATAGAACCACCTGGTCCCTCTGCATCTTACTCCACTTTCTTACTTTTCCCATAAATCAATAACTCCCTCCGCCTGTTGCCACCAATTCCTCCTCGTCAAAATATTCAAAATTGCCCACGGCGAAGTACCTGGCATTATCCACAAAGTCCTTACTCGGACATTTTAACCCGGCACTCGGCTGATATGCCTGCATACAACTGATCAGATTCTGACACTCATCGCTAAACATCAGCCTGGGCTTATTATCCAAATCCATCTCTCTTTCCCGATCCCATGCCAATAAATTATTGATCGCCTGCAATCCCGTCTCAATGTCCAACGCCTCAGCCGGCTGAACGATAATATCTTCATCCGATAAATCATCTATTATGTTGGAACTTCCCTCCGATTTCTGATAACTCGCCGATCCCAACCTCGGGTCGATGATCCGTGTGACCATATTATCCCCGCAGATCGATTCCATCCGCCGGATCTCCTCCGCATAATCCTTTAACCCAAATCCATTAGGCTGAGCCGCCTCGCCAGCCGCTAACTTATCCTTGGTCAGGTCAATCCATCCTCCCCAGGTGTCAAAATCAGGAAACTCCTTGACCGCCCAGGCTACCCCATGTGCATCGATTGCAAATAATACCATCGTCCAGGGCTTCGCTCCCGCCGGGTCAATCGATAATACCCAGTTCGCATCCGTAAAATCAGGGAGTTTTTCCGATTGCACAAAATTCTTGTCCGTCAGATTACTGAATATTGCCCTAGACTGCCTCACAGGCACTCCATAAGCCCTACACAAAATTGTCTCCCTTTTCTCCCCCTCCAATTGATTCTTCATCGCCGCCCATCCGCCAAAGGGGTTCGCCTCTGTATGAAAATACACCACTGAAGACGCTTTGCGGATGGGCTGTTGGACCAGGGGAACCTCTTCACCATCCAAAAGATCCGCTTTTGCCGATTCTACTGTCTTCGCTCCCGTCAGCATCGATTTGACTACGCTGTTCCATCCATCCACGGCAGTGAAACTGATAATTCCCTTGGAATTGCGGGTAACTGTCCGAAAACGAAGTGTATTTACCCATGACATCGGTACCAATTCATCTGCCCAGTAGCCGATATTATGGGTTCCGTTGACCGGTTCCTGCGGTGAGCCGATTTCCCCTCCTTCGATTGTGCTGATGTCCTGTTGCCAAAATCTAAAAATACACTCGGATCGATTAGGGAGTGTAAATTTAGAGGCAGTGAACCCATTCCTAAGCGAATACATGACATATCCGACCTTTCCTCTTCCCAAGGATTTAAATTCTTTAGGCAAATACTTAAATATTAACTTCTGCTGGAATTGAATCGAATTGGCCGAGGTCTCCGTTAAGCACCATATGATAGTGCCAGGGTTCTCAACGAGGGACTGAACTACCCGCTTGGCCGCCCATTCCGATTTGCCGGCTCGGTTACCGCCCATAACGAGGATCTCCGAGTGAGTCTTTAGCTGTTCGTCTGCCCGCTTCCAGGTATCCAGTTCAAAGCCATGCCGGTAAGGATCATCCTTTTCGAGCTTGATAGCTTCTTCCCGCTTTTCCCAATATGCGAGGATTGACTCGGGGGACATGGACAGCATCTCCGATTTTGTCAGAGGCGGTAAGGCGGGGTGCGGTGTCCAGGTGAGCGGCATAGTTCCATTTTAACGATTGAGGGGGGCGAGTAACCTCGGGGGCGGCAATTTGTCAGAATTTTTTTGTGGGACACAATCGGTCGCGGTGGCCGGCGGCCAGGTTGACTGGACCCCCTCCCCCCCTGTCTGTTTGTCAGAAACATAATATTTTTTATAGTGCGAAATAGGTTGTTTTTTCCATAAGTCGCTGATATATATATGTATGCGTCACAAAATGAGATTTTTTAGAACTTCGCATAATAGTGATTATGTCTAATTAGGCTTGCCTGATCCCTAGTTTGAAATACTTTCTCAAATGCTTGCACCGATAGAAATGCCTACAGCAAAAAAGAGAATAACCATCGAAGCTGAGAACCTACCGGCTAACCTGACAGAAGAAGAAACCTGTCCATCAATCTATACTGCACAAGGTCTTTACGATAAGAGACCAGGAGACTACGCCAAACTTGTTCAAATGCTCGCAGATGGTATTCCTATCACTCGAATCAAAAAGGATCTTAAGGTATCTCACAATACGATTGCTGTAGTACGAGCCAGGGAGAAAAGTGTAATCGAATCATCCAAAAAAGTGATGAGGGGATTAATCGGCCATGCTTCACAGCTTGCAGTGGAAAAGATGATCGAAAAGCTCGAGAACGATCAAATCCCTGCCGGAGTTCTCCCTATCGCCACAGGCATATTAATCGACAAGCATCGCCAGTATGAAGGTGAGCCTACCCAAACCATAGAGGTGAAGAAATCTTTGAGCCTGGACGAGATCCGAGCCGAGCTTGCTAATCTGAAGGATGAAAAGGTAGTCGATGCTGAGGTTTCGGATGTAGAGACATCCGCCTGACCTGCAATCCTTGGATTGCCAGCTTGCCAGCTTGGCAGTGTCAGATATGTTGGCAGGTTGGCTGTGTCAGGAGATAATAGTTTTAGCTGTGTCAGATATTCTTTCATGTTTAGATGCACGAAGCCTAATCCACAGGAATAGCGTTTAAACGAGCAGGAAGGCATCTATTTAGCCTTTTACCTATCTAGCGAGTCCTCTGACTCCTATTCACCCGATCAAAGCCTTCTACGAGCACAGGGTTCTTTCCTATTATTCTTTTGTGCGATGTACACCCTACCTGTAATCTTTTAATCTCTCAATCCTCCGAGCTTGTAGGCTATTGTATCGTAGTACCGACTTCCCTTTACCCCGTCCGTCAGGGTAAGGGGTGGCGGGTGTGAGCGGTAGGTATTGCGAAGCAATAGCTAATGGCCGACTTTGGAGGCCATAGCTTACCCCGACAGGGAGTAGGTACTACTATAGCCTGAACTACTACTAGTGCACTCGTTTTATATAAGGGGTGTGCACTAGTAGTTTTGAGACAGAGTTGAGACATCATTTATCGTCATAAGAGTAAATGTTTTGTTTACCCTTTTCAGTCTTTAATACACTAATAGATTTGGTCTTTTTAATAAGATTTCGGACAGCAGTTTGGCTTAAATTTTCGTTTATTTTTTCATTAAGCTTTTCTCTTAATACCTCGAGACCCATGATCGAATTAGGTTTAAGTAGTTCGATCAGGGCGGTGGAAAGTTTATCCTGTCTTTCCTTATTTTCTTTTGTCTGCCCAGGCTTTCGGAGTTTGGGTTCCATATCAGGCTTGTGGATAAAGTTCGGCCATGAAAATTCTACGACTTGGGGGGAGGGAGTCGGAAAGTCTCGGAGGGTGGCCTCGAGTACCAGGTGATCCTCTTCCTCGTGGGGAGTCAGGGTAAGGATGGCATCGGGATCACGGGCAAACACGCCTGACCCTGATGCCCGGTCAATATGGTCCGTGTCAGACTTGTTTCCTTTGGAGAAGTGGTGGGCATAGACGAAGGAGCAGTCGAGTCTTTCGGAGAACTTCTCCATGCGGTTTACCACTTCGGAGATAGCACCGGCATCGTTCTCGTCTGCCCCTGTGGCGAGCTTGTAG